TGTACAGGATTGGCAGGTGTTTAAATGAAATATCCCAAGTTAGTTCCAGACAGAATGTGTACCACTGAAATGGAAGTGGTGATTTATGGAGAGGGCTTGTCAGAAACAGGCTCTCCCATTATTGTGTGTCAGAAGAAATTAAAGTGTAATTATCAGGATAAGGCATACACAAAATTAACTGCAGAACAGAAGATTGTTACATTGGACGGAAAAGCCTATTTTGACGGAGACATATGTCCTAAACAGTCAGTCATAAGCAGTGGGTATGTCAAGGTCTTTGGAGTTAAGAGAAGTATTTATCAGGGAACAAAAGCAAGAAACCCTGATGGGACAGTTAATTTTACATTATTGGAGTTGAATTAAATGATAAAGGCAAAATCAAGAGTAAAGTTAAACATGGGAGTGATAAAAAAACTAAGTACAGCGGCTGTTACTTCACTAGAGCAGACTGCTGATGCAGTTCAAAGTGATTTAAAGCAATCACAGGTAATGCCCTTTGACAAGGGAACATTGCAAAACACGCAAACATTTGTTGATTACAAGGAAAGTAATCAGGGAAGGGTGCAGATTGTTTCAAGTACTCCTTACGCAAGAAGACTTTATTATCATCCTGAATACAACTTTAGTACTGCAGAAAATCCAAATGCCGGAGGTAAATGGTTTGAGGATTATTTGGCAGGAGGCAAAAAACAGAACTTTGCAAGAGACACATTTAAGAAATTATATAAAAGAAATGGAGGATTATGATAGTGCTTTATTTAAAGGACATTAAGGACTGGCTGAAAACATTTAATGTTGCGGAACATTATTACATTGGCAAGCTTGACAATAAACAGGACAAGTCACTGGGTGTTTATCAGCGAAAAACAAGTAATCCGCCAAGAATCTGCTATGGTGATTTAAAAAGCTATGAGGTTAAACCTGTATCATTACTGATTCATTGGAATAATGATGCTGATGATACAGAGCGAAAGGCTTTTGAATTGTACAGAAAAATGGCAGAAGCAAGAAACATACTTATCAACAATGTTGAAATAGTTTATGTAAGTCTATTATCGTCAGAGCCAATAGATGTTGGTACTGATGATAACAACATATATGAAAGAGTAATAGAAGTAGATTTTTATTACAAGGTAGAGAAAGGAGAATAGACATGGCAAAAGCAACAGGAGTATATCCGGTATATGATAATCAGTTTCAGGTAGGAGCTGATAAGGCAAGCCTTGGAAGCATTGCAGACATGGAATCTTACTCTGTATCTTTTGACAATGGGGTTGAAGAATGGACTCCAATGGATACAGAGGGCTGGATTAGAAGATTAATGACATCCAAGGGATTAACAATTTCAGTAACCGGAAAAAGAAATGTTGGAGATACTGGTAATGATTATGTTGCCGGGAAAGCGTTTAAGAATGGAAGAGATGCAGAAGGAGCTTTTCAGTGGACATTTAAGGATGGTACTACAGTATTATTTGAAAATGCAGTATACAATGTTACAGCATTAGGTGCAGGAGACAGCACAAATGTGGCACCATTAGAGTTTGATGTAATGTCAAATGGAAAACCGACCGTTACACCGGCAGTTTAATTTGGAATCATATTGAACAAGAGCAGGTCAGCAGAATTAGTTGACTTGCTCTATTTTTTTAGGAGGAATAAGAATGTCAAAAATAATAGATATTACAAATAAATTAGCGTTTGAGGATAATCCAAGATTAAAAATAAAGGATACAGAATTAGAGATCGATGCAACAGCAGAAAATATGTTGAAGGTTATGGGATTGGTGTCTGACAGACCAACCGCAAAGGATGTTGAAGAACTTTGCAAAATAATTTTCACAGATGATTCAAAGGAAAAGCTTTCAAAAATGAAACTCAGTTTTTCTGACTATCAGAAAGTTGTGATGGCAGCAGTTGAACTTGCATCAGGAAATGATGATGCTGACAAAAATTCGGGGGAGTAGATCCTTATTATGACCTGATAGATGATTTTGATTTAATAGTAGCTTCATTTACAACGCAGTATGGATTAAGAATACGTGACATAAAAGATATGCGTTGGAGCGAATTTAAAAGTCTATTGATCGGACTGGGACCTAATACCATTTTGGGCAGAATTGTTTCAATAAGAGCAGAAGATGACAGTGAAGTATTAAAGAATTTTACTAAGGACCAACAGAGAATTAGAAACGAGTACAGGCTTAAGAAGGCAAAGAGACCAGGTAATAAGAAGGAAGCAGAAAAAGCTTCAGAAATGTTCGAGAAAGTCTTTTGGGAAATGGCAGGATTAAATACTTCTGAATTATCAAGGCAGTAGGAAAGGAGGTTTATTATGGCAGAAAGTGTAGGAGCAATAGCTCTTGATTTGGAATTAAACCAAAGTGGATTCAATTCTCAGTTGTCAGGAATTGGAAAGATGGCAAAGAAGGTTGGAGCAACATTGGCTTCAGCTTTTGCCATAAAGAAAACTTTTGATTTTGGAAAGCAGTGCATGGAGTTAGGCTCTGACCTTGCAGAAGTTCAAAACGTGGTTGATGTGGCTTTTCCCAAAATGAGTGGAACAATTGACAAGTTTGCAAAGAATGCAGCATCTCAATTTGGTCTATCAGAAACAATGGCCAAAAGATATGCAGGTACATTTGGCTCAATGTCAAAGGCTTTTGGATTTTCTGAAAAAGAGGCAGCTGAAATGAGTACAACTCTTACCGGATTATCAGGTGATGTTGCATCTTTTTACAATATTAGTCAGGATGAGGCATATACGAAACTTAAGTCAGTGTTCACCGGTGAAACTGAATCCCTCAAGGATTTAGGTGTAGTAATGACACAGACAGCATTGGATCAGTTTGCATTGCAGAATGGATTTGGAAAGACTACTGCAAAAATGACTGAGCAGGAAAAGGTAGCTTTAAGATATGCCTTCGTTCAGAAACAGTTAACTGATGCGTCAGGAGACTTTGCAAGAACATCAGACAGTTGGGCGAACCAAACAAGATTGTTATCGTTGCAGTTTGATAGCTTGAGGGCTTCAATAGGACAAGGGCTCATTAACGTGTTCACTCCTGTAATAAAATTGGTTAACACCTTAATGGGAAAATTAACCACATTGGCAGGAATGTTTAAATCATTCACTGACATGATTACCGGGAATAAGTCAGATGATTCATCAACAGTACAATCAACCAGCAATGAGTTGTCAGATGTGGCAAGTAATGCTGATGAAGCCACAAGTGGAATGAATGGATTAACTGATTCAACAAAGAAAGCAGCAAAAGCGGCAAAAGGACTTGCAGGATTTGATGAATTAAA